AAACTTTGTTAGAACTTACTTCAACCGAAGAAATAGTTGGTTTTGCTCTTAATGTAGAAATTTCATTATATGGAACATTTCTACGATCTATTGTTCCATTTTTATAATTAATAGTTACTTTGACCATCCTTTCCGATGATTCTTCAGAAACAGATGTTACTGCACCTGATTTAATACCAAGTTTTTCTTTTGCAGTTTTAATTACATCTGCACCATAATTGGTTTTCGCAGAACGCATTTGAAATGCTCTTTCTACAGGAATATTTTGTTTTCTCATCAAATGGCGAACATCATAAATGAATTGACGAACCTTTTTTTCAAATGAATCAGTTTCTCCATCACCATCAAGATCCGAAGGAGAAGTTGATTTTTCTGGTGTTGATGCACCAGGCTTTCCTAATTGAGGTTTAAAAACTTCTTCAATATATGATTTGTGTAAATCAGTAGCAATATGAGAGAGCATTTTTCTATTTCGTTTTTACTTTATACTTATTTATGAATTTCTTGACATTAAAATTATCTATTTTTTTAGTATTGGTAATAGACATAACATACTTTCTTAGAGCATCAGTTCCCACTTCTCGTTGATTTGCAGGAACTCCTGATCTATTTGTCCATTCTACCACGTCTTTGATCCAAGGCTTAAACATTACATTATCTTCAGTGACACAGATAAGGTAATTAGTTCCTCTACGAATAATTTTTCCAACTAAACCAGTATTTAAATTTTCTACCCATTCTCCTTCTTTAAATACTTCACCATTAATATATTTTTCTCTAAGTTCTTTTTCTTCGTTAGTTTGATGAGAAGGTGGAACTAAAGGAGAAAGTTTAGTTCGGTTCTGATCAGGGTCTCTTTTTCCAAGTTTTTGGTTTTGATTAAAAAACTTTAGTTTAGTTACACCACCGTTAGTAATCTCAGAATCTGCAACATATTCCCCAGTTTTACTATCATGATATCCACCATGACCATCGGGAACTAATCTGCCACCACTTGGAAGACGAATTCTCTTTGCATTAAAGGCAGCAAGATTTTTATCCTTGTCCACAAACTCCAACAAAGAATTATTTGCTTCTTGAATGAATTGAGAGAACTTTTTCATATGTAGTTAGATATACTTATATTTATTTGCTATGAGATTTTTAAGATTAAAATACCTATTATAATTTATAATAAAAAAAGAGGAACAAAGTCCTCTTAAATATTATTATATTATAAAGAATCAAATATCATTATCTTTACGATTTTCGGAACGATAAACATCAAATGCTCCTTCTGGGTATCTTGCACTTAGTTTTTCATAGTTCATTTCCATGATCTCATCAAAATTAGTATCTAATGCCATACACGCTTGAGCAATATACCAACAGATATCTCCCAATTCACGCTTCATATGAAAAACATTATCTTCATTATATGATTTACCCTGAAGGACAATCTTTTTTACAACCTCAGTAAATTCTCCCGCTTCAGCAGACATTCCAAGAGCAGCAGTTAAAAGACGAGGAATATCAGCATTATCTAATGCCTCAAGTTCGGTAATACGAGAAAGTAGTTGAGCAAGATCACTACTTGCTGGACTTGTAGTTTGACGAACGAAATCAATATACTTGTTAGAATCAATTTTATGTGTCATATTAGAATTTAAATCCTCCAAATTTTTCTTTTAGTGATGGTTTTTGAGTTTCCTCATAATCATACTCCTCTTCCTTTTCAGAGTCAAGTATGTCTTTTTGTGCAGATTGTTCTACATCGTACAATCTCATTTTTGCTCTATCAATTCCAACGACAAATCTTTTGTGCATTGTTGGATCATTATATCTATTCTTAAGTTGCTTTACCATTATTTGCCCAAGTTCTTCAAGTTCTTCGGTACTAATAAGAGCAAACATAAGATCAGCAGTTGCAGGAAGACCAAATGATTCTGATGTATCAGTTAATTCCACATCAGAACTTCCATAACCACTACGAGTAGTTTGTGTTGCGCTTACGATTGGAACATTAAACTCGACAGCAAGACCACGAAGTTCTTCTGCAATTGACTTAACCAAAGTATAAGAATTTACATTATTTCCCCCCTTAAATCTAGAAGAAGCACAGATGTTTAGATAATCAATAAAGATAATATCAGGTTTAAATGACTTCTTAAGAGCAAGTTCATTTAGAAGAGATTTAAAGTGCCCTGAGTGTGCGGATGCAGTTGGATATTCTTTAATAATCAAAGTGCCTTGTGTTTTCTTTGCAATACTGTTTACCTTAGATTCAAATACAGACTTAGGTAAATCTGAAATATCTTTAATGTTTATATTTAAAAGGTTTGCATCAATTCGTTCAGCAATTTTTTCTTCTGCCATTTCAAGCGTAATGTACAGAACGTTCTTCCCTTGAAGAAGAACTGATGCTGCTACGTGACACATAAACAAAGATTTACCTACACCAGTATTATGAGAGGAAACACCATTAGTGTAATACCTATGATTTGGATGATTTACATTAATATCAACAATAGGTATTTGATTTCCTGTTTTAAAGATACTGCCAAGTTTATAACCATTTTTTGTTAGAAAATGATTTGTCTTGTATTTTTCATAAAGATGAGATGCTTTCATCCATCCAAAAGACGTTTCAAATAAATGATCGGCATTACATCTAATAGGTTCTCCACCATCAACCTTCAAAACGTATTCGTCATACATTCCTTTGTTAATGAAGAAATTAACTGGAACATATCCATCAGGCGAATCAACTTCTACCTCATATCCATTATCAAGTAATGTTTTAATTTCAGCAATTGATGTTTCTTTTTCAATCCACATTTTGTATAAATAATAGTATTAGCAGTAGCAGGGACAGGGAAAAATGTTTGATCGTATCTATTCTAACCTATGCGAAGGCAATAAGTCAAGAAGAGAAAACTATAAAAAATATTCAGGACTACATGAACATCATATTGTTCCTAAACATATGGGAGGAACTAATGATGATTGCAACCTCACATATTTAAATGTTAGGGAGCACATCATAGCACATTATTTACTTTGGAAAATTTATAAAAACCCAAATGACTTAAGATCTATGAAAATGTTAGGTGCAAATTTATCACCACAACATAGAAAAATAATAGGAGAGTTTTGTAGAGATAATCAACTTGGTTTATTTTCAACACCAGTAGAGGAGAGAAAAGAATGGATGATTAGAGGAATAGAAACTCAAAAAGAAGAATATTTAAATGATAAAGTTAAAAATTTTTATTATTGGAGTACAGAAGAAGGTAGAAGAGAAAGAGCATCTCTTGGAGGAAAGAAAAGAGCATCAAAAGAATTTAATTACTGGGCATCCAATCAAGGAAGACAAGAAAGAGCATCTCTTGGAGGAAAAGCACACAAAGGTAAGAAGGTAATGCATTTACCTGGAACAAAAGGGTGGAAAAGAATACTTCCAGAAGAGGTTGATATAAAGTTGAACGAAGGTTGGAAATTTGGAACTGGAGAACCAGCACCAAATTCCAAAGTTAAAAAATAATAGTTAAATGTTTTATAAATTTATAAATTAATTTGTTTTTATTTTTTTCAGTCAAAGTTTTGTGTAAGTTCAATCATCTAAAAACATTTCCTCAAAAATAAAAATATTAGAACCTTGATATTTTTTCTCCATTCCGGGTTTGTATTTCTGTAAAAACTTTATAAATCTACTCATCGTTGGTGTATCATCCATTTTAGCATAAATTTCATAAAGACAAGGAGAATTAACATTTCCCTTTGCGAAAAAATAGCAATTATGGAATGAAGAGTTATAATAGTTTAACACCTCATCTGGTGTTCTCATTCGTTCTTTCCAATTATTAAAGATATTATTTACTTCATGGAAATAGTTGGAAATAAAGTTATTTACTTTATTATAAAGTCTATTCATTGTTCATAGTCTCTCGTAAGTTTATTCATGTATTTAACTTCCTAAACCTAATTTTAACTTTAGTTTCGGGATGAACGCAACCAGCAAGAGCGATATTAAGAGTTTTGTTAGGGAGACCGCCTTTCGTGATTTTATTAAAGTATTCAAGATCAAATTCAATTTTATCCTCCGATTTATGATAAGATTCGTATCGTTGTTCATAGTCCAACAAATAATCATGACCTACATGATTGTCAAAAGAAACTGCTAATGCATCTTGAAGAATGGATGGGATTGAATCCCTATTCTTATCACCTTTTCCGTCAACAAGTTGAATTGATTCAATAAGTGCCAAGTAAATAGCACGATCACGACACCACTTTTCTGTAGTATCAATTAACCAATTCTTTTCTGAAGAAATGTCCTCTAAATGAGTGACAAGATGCACAAGTTTTCTGAATTGATCTTCATTTACATCATTTCGTTTTTCAATTTCAATACAAAGAACTTCTCTTGTTGGAATATTATTGTATTCAAGAACAAACTTTGAAATTTCTTCAAATACAATTTTTTGTTCTAGATCTTCAAAGTATTCTTCTTTGATGAATGGTAAAACTTTCCTCAAATATTCTTCATTGTGTACTAGGTTTCTAAGAATTAGAAACTCAATTTTCTCCATAACTAAATTCCCTTTTTGTTGTATTTTTTTATAAGATTTATCTTTTAGTTTTTTGTTCCTTCCTTTTTTTCAGTTCATTACATTTTGGATTTTCAGGAAACTCTTTATCAAAATCTTCCTCTGGCACATTCTGCCAACCTAAATGACTTTGATATGGTGGAAGTTCGATAGGATTATTATGATCCATAACTAAACTCCTGTCTAGCAATCTCATCAAGTTTTTGCATTACCTCGTCAGTAAAATACACTTCTGGTTCTTTCAAAATCTGCTTTGCATATATTTTCTTACCGTCAATTTCATAACGACCCGCTACATTCTTCCAGAGTCCACCAAGTTCACCAAGTTCCAGAAGACCATAGTAACGATCAAGGCCGCGCTCATCATAATACAAACGGATTTCAACATCTTGATTCTCCTTACTCAAACGTGATTTATGAGTCTTTGCTTTGATAATATTTCCAATGATTTCTGTTCCGTCTTTTTCCTTTTTCTTGCTGAGATAGATGATCGTAGAAGCAGCATACTTAAGACCACTACCCCCACCCATTTCTTTTGTAGGAACATATGCACCAATAACATCATAAGTATGATTAGTAACTAACATTGGAATATTTGCTTGCCCTAACTTCAGAGTCAGCATTCGAAATGCACCTTTAATTAGTTGAGATTTAGTCATATCCCGAACTTCTTTATCATTCAGGGCATCATTAATCTCTTTACTCGTAGAAAGCATTCCCAGAGAATCTAGCACAAACATACAAGGATTGCGCTCTCCTTCTGGTTTTTTCATATAAAGGTCAACTGCCTTTAGTGCCTTTCCACGAAACTCTTCAACAGTTACGACATTGACAACCACCAAGCGAGTTGTGTCAATTCCTCTACTTTCCAAAAGGGATTTGGTGATTGCTGCTTCAGTATCAAAATACAAACAGTATCCAGTAGGATTATTATCAAGGAAATTTTTAACGACAGCGAGAGAAAAGAAAGTCTTTCCAGTAGAAGACTCCCCAGCAATAGCAGTAATCTTATTCCCAGATACACCACCAAATATGCTACCTGAAACCAATGCGTTAAAAATATAAGAACCTGTGTCCACAAAAGTTTCGGTTTCATCAATCTCTGAAGCAAGTTGTGTGTATTCTCCACCAATTTCTTTTACAATATCTTTAAGAAAATCCATGTTTATTCTTTACCTTTTCGTAGTTTTAAATTAATTTTATAAGACCATAACTTACCATAAAGTTCCTTGTTCTTAGTTTTAATTGCCTCTATGATCAGATCCAAGTCTTTTTCGTTAATTGGCAATTCCATTATAGTATCAGACAAAGAAAGAAT